GATAAGTTTCAGCTCAAGGCGTTGATCACCGGCGTTGATAAACTTTCGCCTATGTTGGCTGGCGCCCGTAAAAACGTCGCCGCGTTCCGTAAGGGGCTGGAGAAAACCGGCCTTGGCAAGATTGGATTCGGCGACATCGTGACCGGCGGTGTATTGGCTGCCCCCTTTGTCGCGGGTGCCAAAGCGGCTATTGATTTTGAGTCGCAGATGGCAGACGTGCGAAAGGTTGTTAACTTCGACACGCCGCAGCAGTTCAAGCAGATGGGGGATGACATTGGTCGAATGTCCGACCGCTTGCCGATGGCCGCTGGCGACATTGCCAAGATTGTAGCGGCGGGTGGACAGGCAGGCTTTGCCCGTGACGAGTTGCTGGGCTTTGCTGAGTCTGCGGTGAAAATGGGGATTGCGTTCGACCAGACCGCTGAGCAAAGCGGCGACATGATGTCGACCTGGCGAACCGCTTTCAGGATGACCCAGGAGGGCGCGATTCGCCTGGCGGATCAAATCAACTACCTGGGTAATACAGGGCCGGCCAACGCGCAGAAGGTGTCGGCGATTGTCACGGAGGTCGGTGGGCTAGGCGAGGTTGCAGGGCTGTCAGCCGCTCAGGTCGCGGCGCTCGGTGCGACGATGGCCGGTGTCGGCGTGAAACAAGATGTGGCGGCTACCGGCATCAAAAATTTTATGCTGTCGTTGACCAAGGGCACTGCCGCGACCAAGAGCCAGTCGCAGGCTTTCAAATCATTACGCCTGGACTCAAAAAGTGTCGCCGAGGGCATGCAGAAGGATGCACAAAAAACCCTTCTGGATGTACTCACCCGTATCTCAATGGTCGATGCCGCAAAACGTCCAGCCCTGCTAACTGAGTTGTTTGGCAGCGAGTCGGTAGCGGCCATTACGCCCTTGCTTACAAACGTCGAGCTGTTGCGCACGAACCTGCTGAAGGTGGGGGATGCCACCAAGTATGCAGGCTCGATGGAAAAGGAGTACCAATCCAGGGCGGCTACAACGGCAAACAACCTGCAGTTGTTACGCAACACTGTCGATGGTGTTGCGCGAGCTTTGGGAAACGCATTGCTTCCTGGCATCAACTCGGTGTTGGATGCTATGCGGCCAATGATTACCCAGGTCGCTGAACTTGTTCAGGCCAATCCCCAACTGGTCAAAGGCCTGGCGGTGGCGGGTATCGCTTTCACGGCGCTGCGTGCAGGTGTTTTTGCTGCGACCGTGGCCGTGCGGGTGCTGGGTGTTGCCTTTGCTGCCACGCCGATCGGCATCATTGCGGTAGCGATCGCGGCGGCGGCAGGCTTGATCGTCGCCAACTGGGAGACCGTTGGGCCTTTCTTCACGGCATTGTGGGATCTGATCAAGGCCTACACTACCCCCTTCATTGACTTCATGAAGTCGGTTTTTGGTTGGACGCCCATGGCGCTGATCATTAAAAACTGGACGCCGATTACGGAGTTTTTCAGAAAGTTGTGGGAGGACATCCAGCCCTATATTCAGCCGATTCTAAAGCTGTTTGGCATGGAGGATGGTGGCGTCGGGCTGACCGCAAAGGTCCAGCAGCAGGCCGAGGCGCAGCGCATCCGCAATGCTGGTGTGGTCGGGGGTACAGGCGCGTTCGTGATGGCGAATGCGCCGCAGACAATGCGTAGTCAGCAGGCCCAGCGTAACGCGAGCCAGGCTGGGCTGGATCCGAATCAGTTGCTTCGCGTTCCCGGCCTGCCTGCACCTGGCTCGCTGCTCCAGCAAACGGCAGCGGCGAACAAGACACAGCTCAATGGTGAGTTGGTGATGCGCTTTCAAAACGCTCCGCCGGGGTTGCGTGTTGACCCGGCTAAAACCAGCCAGCCGGGGCTTTCCATTACACCGAAAGTCGGTTATCGGTCCTTGTCGGGAGATGCACCATGAGTGAATGGCGTGACCGAAAACAGGCCGCATCCTTTCGCGGTGTGTCGTTCTGGGTCGATACCGACAGGGTACCGGTGGGCCGGCGTACGCAGGTCCACGAGTACCCTCAGCGTGATCAGCCTTACACGGAGGACATGGGGCGCCAGACACGCAAATACCGGTTTGCCGCCTTCGTTGTGGGGGACGATTGTCTGTCGCAGCGTGATCGCCTGCTGACCGCTTTGGATAAGCCTGGTCCGGGTGAGTTGGTTCATCCGTGGTTTGGCCGGCTGACGGTCACAGCGGGGGAGTGCGAGGTCTCTCATGCCCGCGATGAGGGCGGGATGGTTGGCTTCGCGCTTGAGTTCATCGACGGCACGTTGGAGTTTCCAGTCCAGGCCCCCAATACCAAACAGCAGCTGGTCAAACAGCAGGATTCGTTGTTGGTGTCCATACAGAGTCGGTTCAGCACTGCGATGGCGGCGGTCAACTTGGCAGGGCAGCGAGCGCGGGCGTTGCGTACCGCGCTGTCGAGCGTCTACGCGTTCGGTATCAACTTCCTGAAACCTATGACGTCGTTGGCGTCCGATCTAGACGCTTTCGTGAATGACCTGGTGAACGCACCGGATGCGTTTGCGGCGAGCTTGTTGAGTGACCTGACTCGTTTGGAAAGGACATTTGACGGTTATGGCGCGGGCAGCCAACTGAAGAGCAGCCAGGCCATGGCGGAGGCTATACCGGCGCTTCAGACTGCGGCGCCTGTGACGTCGACCGCCGATGAAGCTGCGATTCAGGCAGCGGTCATCGGGTTGATCCAGGACGCTGCCATTCTGGGCCTGGTGCTGGACATGGCAGAGGTACCCATTGCTGATGTGTCCAGTTCTGGCCAGGCCGCCAGCGTGGCCGCCCAGCTTGGAGAGCAAGGGCTGACGACGGCCGAGGGTGAGGCAGAGCTGACCAGTGTCCCGGTCGCTGACGACATTCTTGAATTGCGTGACGCCATCAGCGAGGCCATCTGGGCTGTTGCTGCCGATAGCGCCCCCGATCACTTCGGCATCCTCAGTGATGCGCGGTTACGCCTTGATCGCCATTTGACCGAGGTCGCCCGCAGTGGCGTTTGGTTGCGCGCCTACACCCCACGGCAAACGGTTCCGTCTCTTGTCCTCGCGTACAGCCTTTACGGCGATGCGCTGCGCGGCGCTGAGATTGTTTCGCGCAACCGCATCCGTCATCCCGGTTTCGTGCCGGCCACTGAGCTACAAGTCGCCAAGAGCTGATTATGGATCAATCCAATATCGTCACCCTAAGCGCTGGCGGGTACGACTATGCCGGGTGGAAATCAGTGCGGATCAGTGCCGGCCTCGAGCGCCAGGCCCGCGATTTTGAGTTGGGCATCACCTGGAGCTGGCCAGGCGGTGGTGATGTGCCGGTACGCATCAAGCCTGGTGAAGCGGTCGAAGTACGGATCGGCAGAGAGTTGATTCTGACGGGGTATGTGTCATCAGCCCCCGTTCAATACGATGGTCGGGCCGTTAATCTGTCTATCTCGGGAAAGTCCCGGACAGGCGACCTGGTCGACTGCGCGGCGATCAATACCCCAGGCCAATGGCGCGCCCAGAGCGTGCAGAGCATTGTCGCGGCGTTAGCGGGTGAGTATGGGATCACTGTTGTTGATGATTCCGGCCTGGCGCAGGCGATCGATGATCATACGATCGAGCCGGGTGAAACGGCTTTCGAAAGCATTGATCGATTATTGACGCTGTCTCGCCTGTTCAGCACCGACGATGGCCGTGGGCGCCTGATCATAGCCTCACCAGGGAGCGCAGGCCGAGCGGCGGATCGGCTGGTATTGGGTGAGAACATCCTGACCGGCGATGCACAGATGGATTTTTCCAATGTGTTCTCCAAATACGTCAGCAAAGGGCAGCGTAGTGGTACCGATACGAGTTTTGGTGTCGCTGCAACAGAGGTCGAGGCCTCGGTTACGGATGATCGAATCGGCCGTAAGCGCGTCAAGGTCATCCAACAGTCTGGTCAACTTACCCCAGCTATTGCGCGTGCGCGTGTGGTGTGGGAACGCGCCAACGCCATCAGCAAGGCCCTGGCTGCCACCTACAAGTACCAGGGCTGGCGGCAGAGTAACGGTGAACTGTGGCGGCACAACATGATTGTGCGCGTGGTGGATCCCATCATTGGTTTTGACCGGGACATGCTAATCACCGAGATCAATTACGAACTCGGCGAGCAAGGCACTTTTGCCACTCTCAGCGTCGCGCCACCTGATGGTTTTCTGCCTGAGCCGAACGATGCCTACGAGAAGCGCAAGCTTCGCAAGGGCAAGAAAACTGACAACTTTGAATACCTCATACCTGCGGACTACAAACCCTCATGAGCGCACTGACGAACTTCCTCGCGCGTGGCGTGGTCGCCTTGGCCAACTCAGCCAGCAAGTTGCAGAGCCTGCAGCTTCGTTTGCTGGCTGGTGAAGTAAAGGACCAGGTCGAACACCTGGAGCCGTATGGGTTCACGGCCTGTCCGCATGCCGGTGCTGAGGCCTTGGCTGGCTTTATTGGTGGCGATCGCAGTCACGGGGTGGTGATTGTTGTGTCGGACAGGCGATACCGTTTGGTTGGAATGAAGCCCGGAGAGGTGGCCATCTATACCGATGAGGGCGACAAGGTTCACTTCAAGCGTGGCCGAATCATCGATATCGAAACTGAAACCCTCAACATCAAAGCCACGGCAGGCGTGAACTTTGATACGCCGAAAATCACCCAGACGGGAAGTATCGTCAGTGAGGGCGACCAGGTTGCCGGTGGGATCAGCCAAATCAATCACCCACATGACGGCGTGCAGAGTGGGAACGGCCAAAGCGGGCCGCCCGTTGGAGGTGCCTGATGACCGATCGTGAGCAGCTTCTTCGCCGCGCCGTAACCATCAGTTTGTTTTCCTGGCGCCGGGCCAACGATGACGATGACTTGGACGACAGTGACCGCCAGGGTTGGTGGGGGGACAGCGTGCCCACCGTAGCGGGCGACCAGATAGGTTCACGCCTCTGGCTACTGCGCCGACGATCACTGGTGGCGGACACCTTCAAGGATGCCAAGGATTACGCCGATGAGGCGCTGGCCTGGCTGGTCGTGGACGGCATCGCCACGTCGGTCACGGTCACGGTTGAGCGCTATGGCATCAACGGGATGCGCATGGGGGTGCTGATGACCGAGGCAAACGGCGAAACGCTAGAACTGGCCTTCGAGGATACCTGGAGTTTAATCAATGCCATATGACATCCCAACGCTGCCTGCGCTGATTACGCGCACCGAGGCAGACTTTGAGCGAAACGCCCCTGATGCGTTGCGCCGATCTGACGCAAAGGCGGCTGCCCGAGCGCACAGCGGCGCAGCCTTTGAGCTGTATGGCTATCAGCAATGGATCGCCAAGCAGTCGCACCCGGCAACTTGCGATGAAGAAAACCTTCTGCGCTGGGCTGACTGGCGGTTGGAGAAGGGGCGAACAGATGCCGTTGCTGCCGCTGGGCTGATAGCCGTGACAGGGGCGTCTGGCGCACTGGTCGACGCTGGCGTCGTTTACCAGTATGAGGACGGGCGCCGCTATACCGTTGCCCAGACCACCACCCTGGTCGCCGGTGCTGCCGTTGTGCCCGTTACGGCGAATGATGTCGGGACGATTGGCAACCTTGCCGGTGGCA